ATGTACTCTAAAGCCAAAAATTTCTTATCTACAAAAGAAATAATAGGGTATACCCTGCCGAGGATACATCGGGGTAAATCCTATTATGTTGACTTCTTCGCTTACGATCCGACTACAGACAGACTGAAGCGTAAGCGTTACATGCTCGACCGCTACCACAACAAAGCGGAGAGAGAAAAAATTGCAGCCGTGCTTGTTTACAATCTAACTCACAAACTTTTATCCGGGTGGAACCCTTTTGTCAACACCACCAACACACGGCAGTACACAGAACTTGGCGTAGTATTCGACAGATACAGCACCTATATTGAAGCAGCGGAGAAGAAGGGGATACTCAAGCCGAAGACCGCTACCGACTATCGAAGCAGGCTCAAGCAATTGTCGGTTTTCACCGAAGAAGTAGGTGCGAAAATAAAATATGCCTATCAGCTAAATACAGCCTTCGCAGTAGATTTTCTTGACTACCTCATTCTCGACAAGGACCTCTCTGCAAAATCTCGCAACAACTACCGCACATGGCTGTCAGCATTCTGCACCTGGTTAGCGGAGCGGAAGTATATCGACCGCAATCCCATCGAGAGCATACACATGCTGCGCGAAGACGAGAAGCTGCGCTCACCGCTTGAGGCCAAAGACCTGCGCAAGGTGAGGGAGTGGACGCAACAGAACAACCCCTCATTTTACTTAGCGTGTATGATGGAGTACTACACCTTCATACGACCAGACGAGCTACGCTATATTAAGATAGGTGACATATCAATAACAGAGCAAAGCGTGTATATATCGGAGAGTGTGGCCAAGAACCGCAAGGGGCAGGTCGTAGCGCTCAACGACACTGTGTTGAAGCTGATGATCGAGCAGCATATCTTCGACTACCCATCGCAGGACTACCTATTCGGAGCCAACATGACACCCGGACCGCAGCAGATATATGTGAACCGGTTCCGGCAGGAATGGAATAAGATGCGGAAAGCACTGAACTTTCCGGCATCTTATCAATTCTACTCGCTCAAGGACTCCGGCATCAGAGACCTCGCCAACGCTCAGGGCATCGTGGTAGCGAGAGACCAGGCACGCCACTCTGACATATCAGTAACGAACAAGTATCTGAAGCGACCGAAAGTGGTGCATGAAGAGACGAAGCACTTCGTCGGAGACCTATAGTATAGCGTAGAAGTAACCAGTCTTCACGCGGTCGAGCCCCTCACCCGTCACCTCCATCTCTATCTTCTGACACACGAACCGACGGTTGTTGAAGATGTAGATATTGGAAGGGTCGGGAATATCATCAGCTATGAATTTAATGGTGTAAAGGTTGTGCGCATCGATGTCAACCTTTATGCCATTATTTTTTTTCAAACCGCTAACCGAAAGCTCTGTTGCTTCGAGCGACAATGAGAATCGCTCGCCAGCCCATTTACTGAATTCTCGGAAGTCAGTATAAGCGATAGGGTAGAGCGACATGCTGCCGCTTGCAGGGAACGTCGTAGTAATATTTTTATCAAGGTCGCGCACAGCGTTGTCGGAGAGCATGAGTCGCATCGGTTCGTCGGCGGTCTCCTCGCTTGTATTGTCTTCAGTGCCCTGCATGGCATCTTGCACCGACAGATAGTAGTCGCCGTCTTCATCTTCGCTCAGACCATCGAGCAAAGAGTCACCCTCATTTGCGGTTGAGGGCATGACAACGAAGCTGTTAGGCATCAAGTCAGGAGAGATAGGTAAAGACGCATCTACACCAGCACGTCGCTTGCGCTGGAACATAGCCACCGGTATCATCTTGAGACCTATCGCATTGTCGCTCTCAGCGTCGCGCAATATGGGGTTGAACATACCGCACACAGTGCGCTGCTCTGTCAGATCTTTATTCTCCGGGTTGCCGTCTTTGGGCAACAAAGCCCAAATGAAATAAGACAAGCCAAGCTTGAATATGGTGCTGCGACGCTCACGGGTAGACATTGCCATAGCAGCAGAATTCATGTTCTCTTCGCTGTCAAACTCCTTAATAGGGTATTGCTTCAGAACCGAGAGCGGAATGGACTCGCGCCAATCTCTATTGCTTGAGCTGTCGAACGAGTACTCGACGTTGGACGTGGCGAGGTTCTCAAGCCCATCCTCGTCGAACTCTGTCGAGTATTCGCCCATGCACTCATAAGCCACGGCATTGTTGCTTGTGAGCTCATTGGTAGAAATGATGCTCACCTCCTTTACAAGATCGTCGAACACGAATGTAGCATTGAACCGCTTGCGAAACTCCTCGATGAAGGTGTACACCGACCAATGAGGCAGCGCCTCGTTGATCTTGGCTGTGCGCCTTGCTGAAGCTATATAAATTCTTGTATAAGGAGCAGCGTCGAAGTCGTTGCGCACAATCTTGTAGCCCTCACTCTGCAGAACGCCCTTAAGCACATATATGAGATTAGGCTGCACGGCGAGGTTCGACATCTGAACCATGTGGCCGTGCGGATAATGCACGCCATCAACCACGAGCTTGTTGACATTGACGTGTCTGATATAATTTGACACCTGGTCGTTAGTCTCGTCGTAGATGGGGTAGAACAGAGCCACGCCTGGTTGGCCTACACGGAAATCTGTAGAGAGGTCAACCATTATGAGCTTCTTGTAGCGCTCAGCATCGACACGCGTCAAGCCAAAGCCCTGATATTTGGCCTTATCGATGCCATGGGTAATATAGACCTTAGGGAAAGGCACCTTGTCGATGAAATGACCCTCAAACTTCGAGTTATACTTGATGCGCGACTTGCCCCCGACAATCTGCATCTTGACAGTGGTGTCGGACACGCTTGTAATCGTGCCCTTGCCACTGATGAAGAGACGGTTGTCGGCGTAAAGCTTGCAGTCGTCGAACGACTTCGAGCGCTTATGCACGTCAAAGCGGTGTATGTTGGCGAACAGAACCTGATTGGCGTGTATCGACATCGGGAACGAGATGTCGTAGGTGTATGACCCCGAGTCCTCGATGTATTGGTTGGCATAAGTCACCTTAATCTTGTCAGACGCAGAAGGATATGCGGTCTGGCCGTTGATAGTGCAATATATCATTGTTGAATGTTGAATGTTGAATGTTGAATTGTCGGCAAAGCCGATTTTGAATTTTTGAGTGTTGAATTATGTGCGGGCCTGCATCTTCTTGAAGTTATCGAGGTTCTTGGCCACACCGTGCGGACCATCGATGTAGACCTTAGCCTCGATGCCCTCGGCTATCTGAGCCGAGAGCGCATCGATAGTGTCGCGGGTATCATCGAGCGCAGCCTTAATATCTGAGTTGTCAGTGTTTACCACAACCGAAGGAGCAGACACCACTGTAGCCCCACCTTGCCCTACAGAGCGCGAGATGTCGGCAGCGGTAAGCGACGACACCGTGTTGTTGCGCTGTGCCTCGTCGATAAGACGTAGAGCAGGCAGGATGCTTGGGTTGTTGACCGCATGGTGGTTAGCCACGAACTCGCCCTCATGCACCACACCAGCCTCACGGCGATAGCGTGAACCGCCCGTGAAGCCACCCTCATAATAGCCGGCAGCCTGAGCCTGCTGTTGCTTTTTGATGGTGGCAATCTGGATAGCACCAGCAGCTGCAGCAATGCCGGCAGCTATCGGAGCGAGAACCATATTGGCAGGGTATGGCACGCCTTGCATAGCAGAACTATAGGCTGCAATGGCAGAGATAGCAGTCTGTGCAATAGCTTGTGCAATCTGCATAGCAGCTTGCTTACGGGCATACTTAGACTTGATTTTAGCAACCTCCTTCTCCTTCTTCTCTTCGAGCTTCTTAGCCTTGGCAGTATTGTTGCCGGCAGCATTGATAAGCTTCTCATACTTCTTCTCGGTAATGCTCACCTCGTAGTCTGATTGCGCTGAATAGTATGAAGACATAGCGCTCATGAGCGGAGAGATAGCATCCATAGCAGCCTGGAACTTGGCCACAAGACCGTTGCACATGTCTGCTGTAGCCTCGCCCATAGCAGCCATAGTCTCCTGATGCGAGATAAGCCCCTCTTCTTCCATAGACTTGATATTGGCAAGAGTAGACTTGTATATGTCAACATCAGAAGTCACGAAATCCATAATCTTTGAACCCTCAGGATGATCGTCAGACCATGATGCTTTAGCCTTGTTGGAAGCCGTATTATAAGCAGACTTAGCGTTACGTTTGAACTTCTCGCCCTTGGAGTCGTGCAGCTCTTGCTCAGACTCCTGCTCAGCATAGTGCAGTTTTATCTGCTTGAGCATATCCTGATACTCAGTCTCCTTCAGCAGACCTTTCTCGTGCAGCAAGTCGAGACCCTTGAGAGTAATGCGCTCCTGCTCCGTGATGTCTTTAGTGGCCCAATCCTCTTTGTATCGGGAGAGCAGGTCAGCATAATGCTGTTCGAGGTAAAGTTGGCGCTCGTTTTCGCGCTGCGTCAACTCTGCACGGGCATCGAGCCACTCCTGCGACCCCTCTTTGAGAGCAGCTATACGATCTGCGAGAGCAGACATGTCTATCTCGAAAAGACGTTCATTAAGCGCTTCCTCGTCATGGTAGATATTGGAGTTAATATCGTTGTAGTCGCGGTTGGCGGCTTCAATTTCACGCTGTCTATTAAGCTCAATGTCAGATATTAGAGCCTTAGAATGGTCTTCTTCTCGCTTACGTCGCTCGTCGGCAATCTTCTCCTGCCATTGGCCGTATTCGGTGCCATACTTCTTGTAGACAGCCATCAATGACTCGTAGCCACGTGTTGCGATGTCGTGTTGGGCATCAAGAAACTCGGTATAGGTCTTCTCACCCTGCGAGTACGCCATGATGTTATTGGCTTGCTCTTGGTCGGTTTTATCCTTGGCAGCTTTAATCTCAGCCTGGTAAGCAGCTTTGGTAGCAGCCTTCATTTCACGCTCTTGTTTCTTTGCGGCAGCCTCTCTCTTCTTGGTCTCTTTGGAATCTACATAGCTACCCGCCTTGGAAGTGTTAGGATTCCAGTCGGGAGAGACGGCGGAAGAGCCAGAACCACCTTTAGCGAGAATGGCGGTATATTGCTTTGCCACACCGACATTTTTCTTGAGATACACATTGATATTCTTGATGCGAGCCTCTACTATGGCTGCACTGTGCTCCGACTCTTTGACAGCATCATTCCATTGGTCAAGCTCTTTGTGCTTGGCGATATTAGCCTGCGTAGCCACCCTCTGGCCAGTAGGTAGCATAGTGCCGAAACTTGTGTAAACCACCTGTTGTTGAGTGCCATTGTAATAATCAGGATGGCGGTCAATCTCAGCTTGCACTGCTTTAGCAGAGAGCTTGTGGCGAGAAATCTCTTGGTCGAGGTCAAACTTCTTGCCCTGCAGCTCCACCATTTTGTTGTATAGAGCCTGCGCCATAGCCGCATTGTTAAGGTTGTCAACATATTGCTTGATAGCCTTATTGTTGGACTCCATCAACTTGGCCTCATTATTGAGGTTGCGGTGATAACCAGGGACAATCTTCTCAAGTGCAATCATAGCACGCTTTTTCTCATCGTAGCTATATGCGTTAGAGTTGACGATATTTGTAAGTTGGGTGAGTCGGGTTTTCTCTTCAGCAATACTTTGACTGGCTTCTTTCTGAGCTTCAGTCATATCCTTGTGTGTAGCACGCATTTTCTGAACGGCAAGCTGGTTCTCATAAGCAGCCTTATTGTGCTCTCGTATGGATTTAACGAGATAATAGATGCCGGCACCGAGAGCAAGAATGACTGTCAACAAAACCGCATAAGGGTTAGAAATGGATGCAGCCCTCATCTCGTCCATGGCAATCTTTGCCTTCTTTACTTGGAACGTAAGAAGGTAGTATGCGGTCTTCAAAGACTTTAATATAGCCGCTTTTGCTGTCAGCAAAGCGTTGGAAGTAGCAGTGTACGCAGAAAATATTTTCTCCCACGCCAAATTAATGCCCAACTGCACAGCTTGAGCTTTATAAACTAAAGTTACGGCTGCAATTGACAAGGAAAGTGTGGTTATTGTGCCAATATGGCCCTTGGTGAAGACAATCAATTGGTAAAGAGTTTTTATCAGTAGACTCACACCACTTATAGTGTACTTGACCACAGGTTGTAGCTCTTTGCCAAGCTCAATACTAAGATCCTTGAATTTCTTCTTGGCCATGTCAAGTTGAGCCTGGGCTGAAGTCATCTGTGTATTGAATTCGTTGACGACCGATGACCCTTCAGCATAAGCCTGGTTAGCTATATCCTGAGCAGTCTTGATGTCAGCAAGTTTGTCAGCCATCACTGAGAAGACGCTGACACAACGTGAACCGTCCATACCCATTTGATCAAACATAGGGGCGAGAGAATCAAAGCCACCATGCTTTTTCATAGCACCGAAGAACTGAAGTAACGCCTCGTTAGCATCAGTCTTGAGAAGCGTGGTGAACTCTTTGACACTTTTGCCTGCGAGCGCAGCGAATTTGGCCGGCTCCTGGAATATTTTGGCTATCAGATTTTGCATAGCCGTTGCAGCAGTCTCATCCTGCTGCATATTTTGATCGAGAACAGAAGCGAAGCCCATAATCTGCTGCTGCGTCAGACCAGCCTGTTTGCCGACGCCAGCAAGACGGGCGGTGAAGTCGACAAGATAGCCTGCAGAAGCACTACTGCTCTGAGCCAACTCGTTAACGACAGAACCCGTAGCAAGCATTGCGCCACGCAAGCCTTTGGACTTGTCGTCACCGAACATCTGTGCCAACTTGCCTATATTTTTTACAGCATCGTCGCCCAAGTCGTCGCCAAGCGCTACATTAATCTTATCGGCGGCATCTACAAACTCACCAGCAGCCTCTTGGGAAGTAATGCCAAGACGGCCAGCATCGCCTGCCAGCTGGTTGAGTTTTTCGCGCGGAGTGCGAGTAACCATCTTTTTGAATGTCTCATTAAGCTCTTCTACTTGTGTCTTGGTTAGACCAGTATATTTGATTACGTCGACCATCTGCTCGTCCATCTTGGCAAAATCAGCAGAACACTTACGTATAGTAAACGAGGCAGTAGTAAAAGCCGCCAAACCTTGCGTTAATGCTCCCCAATTGGTATTAAAAAAAGTGACAAATCTTTCCCATTTGCTTTTAGACAGACTCTGCTCTTGGTTTATCGCAGCTATCTCCTGCTTCAGCTGTTTAGCCTTTTTGCTAAGTTCCTTAAAAGCATCCGAATTATGGTCGGTATCTTTAAGTTGCTCGTTAACAAGTTTAAGAGAAGTCTCTAATTGACGAATCGACGAACCGCTGATGTTATTGAGAGTTGCATTAACAAGCTCATTCTCTTTTTCCCAATTTGCAGTGCGCTGTTCAGCTTCGGCAATAGCACGATTGTACTGAGACATGGTTGCATGACTGGAGCGTTTGAGTTCGTCGAGACGAGCAGTGCAATCAGCAATGTGTCGCTCAAGTTCCTCATATTCCTTGGGTGAAGTCACCGACTTCATCTGTCGTTTAAGAACGCGAGACACGCGTTCTATATCACCAACAGAAGCCGAGCCGAGGTTGTTGAGAGTCTCGATGGTGTCACTAACATTGGAGCGGTACGCCTTGACATTCGCCTCCGCCGACTTGATTTCCTTATTTATCCTATTTATATCCTTAACTGTCGAACCATTGTCACGAAGAGCTTCAGCTTTTTTCTTCTTAAGATCTTCGACAGTCTTTTGTAGAGCCGCCAACTCGTTTTTAGCTTGCTGCGTATTGAGCTTGACGACTGTTTCGAATTGTTGAGTTGTTGCCATAATAAAAAAATGCTACTAATGGTTGTGGAACCAAAAGTAGCACTTTTATTTTTCCAAATAAAATACCATAATAGTTACTTGTTTTTTGGTTGACCCAATGCGACAAGAATAACAGTGATGACCCAAATTATTAAAAGTCCAAAAAGTTCCATAATAGCAGACGATTTAATTATTACACCCCAAATATACGAAAATTATTTGAGGTGGCAAAGCCCACCGTCAACTTTTATTCATTTTTCTGCGGACATACGCCATTAAGGAAAGCAATAGCACCACATAAGCCACTATGACAAGGGCTTCGCCCAAGACTCTATAAATTAGCCCCCGTAGCGTTGTCTTGTGCTCTACCGGCACCGGAACCCGCACCGAATCACACCGCAGCACAGTTTTGTATACCGTGTCAGTCCTGCAACTTATGCGGTCACGCCATCGCCACTCGACACGTGTCTTGTACACAGTGTCGCCCATGGTGTAAGTCTCCACATACACAGAGTCGTGTATGCGGAAGGTATCTACACGCTGGCTGGCGTTGTAGAGCGTGTCAGTCTTATTGACCACACGCTCTACAATCACCGGCTTGCACGTTGAGCACCCTGCAAGGCACATCAATGCAAGGATGCCGAAGAAGATACGGAAACATCTCATACGCATTATACATAGTCAGTCACGCCCAACAGACAGATACTCTGTCAAGCCGGGAATGCGCTCGATGAACTTGAAGCGCAGAATGTAGTATAGGAATGACACTATCAGCCACGGCGTGGTGTCACGCTTGAACATCTTTTTGAGGTTTTTGAGAATATTGAGCGTGTAGAACCACAGCACCACATAAGTGACGAAGCTCACGCACTGCAGAGCACCCTCGGGCTGGTGCTTCAGATTGCCTATCGTGTAGATGGCACAGCACAGCACGAAGAAGATGGTAGCCTCTGCAATGCAGCGCAGCGCCTTCTTCAACTCGAAGTCTTCGCGGTTGGCTATAAGCCCTGACAGGTAGCCGAAGAAGAAGTTCAGGAAGAACACTATTATCAGCGAGAGCAGGTCGCCCTCGATAGGCTTGAGGAATGCCCAGACGGCAATTGTGATGCCCACGAGCATATGACGGATGTTATCTATCATAATACAAACTTTTAAGCATTAAACATTGAAAATATGAGCAAAGATACCGATAACGCATCGATTGTAAAAAACGCCGCACCCGACAATTCCTAACTCCTAACTCGTAATTCCTAACTCCTAACTCCTAATTCGTCACTCCGCGTAGCGGGAGGCTTCCCATCGTCTTCTCGTCTTCAGCCCTTCCAACTGCCGTCCACCTGCATATACCCACTTCAAGAACTCCGCCTGCACGGCAGCCACCGAAGCCTTCTTCTGTATCAGCTTGAAGAGCGTAGACCCACGGAACGTACCCGTGCCCAGGTTAAAGCAGAAGTCAGCGCAAGCGTCAAACCTCCCCTGCGTCTTGCAGACCTCAGGCACAGCCGACAAGAAGTTCTCAATCGGCTCTAAGTCTTTTCTCAACCATTCTTCGGCCTTCGCCTTGTCGCACACCGTGCGAGCCGTCACACCCTTAGTATGCCCGTAGCCACACGTCCACACACCAGCGGGGCATCGGTAAGCCTTAGCCCGATACCCCTCCATATGCTTCAGTTTATCTATCAAAACATCACTTGCTCTCATATCATAATCCTTTTACTCTTTTACCCTTTTACTCTTAAACCGTGCTCCAGTACGTCAGCAGCACCATCAATATCGCCGTCACCTCCGCCACAAACCACGGATGAGAGTCTCTATCCCTATATGCCCAATACACGCCGTACAGCCCCAAGAGTGCAACCACTATCCTCCAATTCACCGTCAGACACCACGCCACACTCGCCATAGCACTCGTTATAGCAGCCGTCTTGTGTATCTTACGCTCGCTCTCTTTCAAGAACCTCGGCGCAGCTCCCACGAATATTAGTCCAGCACAAGCAAAGAACGCCAGGCACTGCTCGCCCAAGCCGCTGTCAAGCAAGCACACCATCATCAGCACGCCGAACAGCATCATTACAAGCTGAAACACCCAGCCCCTCTTGCCCAGCAAGTAGTAGATAGAGGAAACCATGTCAGGCTCATCATTTTTATATATCACTACGCAAAGCATCACCACAAACAGCAATGCCGCCAAAAAACTCAATCCAATCATAATCTTTTACTTTTTACTTTTTCAAACGTTCATCGTCAGCACCTCCGGATAGCCTGCGGTATAATCATACCCAAGCACCTCCTCAACCGTGCTCATTTCCGACACCGCCTTCTTGTGTGCAGCCGTCACGTTATAACAGTCCTTAGCATACGCCTCGATATGGCTTATGATATTCTGCGCTTGCTCAATGCTCAAGTTATAGCATTGCTTGCCCAGCCATAGCGTAGTGTCCGTGCGACCGATACGCTGCAAACGCTCGTTGCCCTGATAAACACGGTCGCGAAGTTCAAAATCGAGCCACACCCTCTGTCCGTTGAGGATAAAGCCGTTCACGGCAGATGATGTGTCCCACTCTGTAATCTTCTCCAGCACCATCTTTTGTGCCGCAGCTGTAAGAGCAGCCTCGGTGGTTATGCCTCCAGTCGCCAGCCACACCCCGTCATACTCCCACACCTTGCGCTCTATAGCCTCGGTAGTTGCTACACCGTTCTCGTCAGGTATGCCGCCCACAATCTGAATCTTCTCCCTACCATTCACAAGCAACAGCACAGTGCCTACGGCTGATACCGTCACCCTTGGCTGCTCTTCTTCAAAACAGAACTTTTCCATTCTCTCAAATTATTTTATGATTACACAATTGTTTTACTTAGCTATTATAACCGCGTGATGTCACACTGTACACGGCAAACCATTCGCTCACACCGTCGTTTATGGCAAAAAACGGCTCCAAAGCAAATCTCGGGAAACCTGGTTCAGAATACATTGGGTGGCCTCCCGGCTGCGCGTCAGGCTTTAAATACTCACCATTAGCCAAGTTCACTAACACACCGCCACTCGCTATCGTCTGGCTTGTAAAGTACTTGCCGTTAGCCTTTGCAGCCATAGCAGCAGTCAGACCACGGCCCGAGTCGGCTACATAGGCATTTTGTACTCTCGCTGCCATGTATCGGTACAGCGTAGTCTTCACCACACCGCCCGTCGGTCTGTGGTTTATAACATCCAATGTCTCTGTATCGTTTTCTTTCCACACGCCCGTATATTCTGTATTGAAGAGCTTCTTTTGTATGGCTTGTGACCCTGCCACTGGGTATAGCTTGCCGTCGGGCATATCGTACAACAACGTCCAGTCCGCTCTGTATGCGCTGCCCAACACATCGCTCACGCTGCACAGCTTCACCTCCTCCAGTTTCGCTGTCGTCATACCTTTGGTGTCTATACCAGAAGGGCCGAGGTCATACAGCAGATTACCGTCGTTGTCATAGTACGACAGCACAGCCATCCCCGATGCATCTACACCTATCCGCATGTTACACACACCTGCGTCACCGAAAAAGCGTGCCAGACCTCCGCTTATCTCCACACCAGCTTTAGTACCGCTTGTCATGGTTGAAATGCTCGCTGCTTTAATACCATCCCCGTCTACAACAGCTGACTCCTTGCCGGATTGCGAACGAAACACAGTGTTGTCAGCCGTCAGTATTATGCGTCTGCCGCCAATGTCAATGCCAGCATCAAGCAGCTTGCCAGCCACGCTCTTGTCCTCTATATAGTCAGTCTTCGTCGCACGATACTCGGTCACCGTAGCACCGTATTCGAGCTTTGGCTGAGAGACATACATATCAGTGCCTTTTGAGCATCTTATACATATCTTGGTCGGAACATCACCACCTACTACTCTCCAGTGAACCCAATAACGTTTCCAGACATAATCCTCTTTGAATGCCACATTGGCGTTACCGTCTGCTCCTTGATGTTGATTTGGACCTTCTACACGGTCTAATACCTCGGTAAATACAACTTGATGACCATTTTTATAAAAGAATGCTGTAAATTTACCTCCGATATTGCCTTTTGCCATAAACGAGAATACATAGTCCTGTCCTTGCTTAACAATATCAGTGTCAGTAAAATTCCAAACCAACATATCAATCATATTAACATCAGTTGCATATCGAATGTCAGTTTTCAGTGTCGGGAACCCTTTGTATGACTGTCTGTTTATCTCGTCGTCGCTGTCGTCTCGTGGATGCAAAGCACTGTAACTGCCGCCTTTTTCTTTCAGATTACCACCTACAGACAATGTATCTGTATTGTCCAGCAGATTGCCACCAATGTAGTCAACGTCCTCTGGTGACATAGACCAGCCGATACAGTCCTCTCCTTCAACGAGCATAGGTTGACAAATCCATGCGTTAGTTGTGACTCCTTCCTTCGGACAGTTAACCCAGAAATTACACTCGATGAAGTCTTTGAATTTCTCGGTGTCATTAGTGTTGAAGGTGACATAACAGAGCTGCCACTCATTCGCCTTCTTGACAGCAAACAGATTGCCGCCGCTTTGTATCACGGAGTCAAGTCGCTCGCCACCAGTTGCAGTCTCCGCCCACTTAACCTCGATGTAAACACGAACATCAGTTCTGTCACACTTTACCCAACAAGAAGCTGTGTATGTTTTGTTCTTCTCTATTTTGATGCACTTTGTAAGGTCTGGCTTTATACCCCACCAAAACAAGCCTATGTAGTGAGTTGGTGCTGTTGCAATTACATGAGCACAATTCACGCCGCCAACACCATTCAGCGTTTCTATACCACCGCCTTCTTGAGTCTGGAAGTATACTCCTTCCCCCTGCCGTCTCAGCGCACTCCCCACAAGCAGATTCTTCCTGCCCACAGCCGTCTGCGACACCTTCAGCGAAAGATCCCGTGCCGTCTGCTTGATAGTAGAGGTGTACTGCGTCAGTGCTTCCGGGGTCTTCAGTGGCAGGGCGTTGTACTTGTTGCTTACCTCTGTGTACTTCGACTCCAGTTTCTCCTGCGAAGTCACCAAGCCACCCCACACTGCGCTCACGCTCACGCTGATAGGCAGGCTCACATAGCACGTCTTGCCGTTATACACGCACTTCACCGTCACGCTTGCCGAAGTTCTGCTGATAGCCCTGCCGTCAATAGTGTCATAAGCCACGCTCTTTACCGTCACAGTGCTGCCCGATATAACAGCTTCGCAGCCCACCTTCGTAGTGATAGAGTAAGTACCCGTCACCACACTGCTACCCTCAAGCATCGTGATAGTGGCGGTATTGCCGCTCGTCGTGTTAGCCGTAGCATTGCCGTTGCTGCCAGTCGTTGCTGAGAACGTCAGAGCAGCAGGAGAGAACGAAGCTGTCACTGCATCCTTACCTGCTGCGCCAGTCGGTCCTTGAGGTCCACGGTCACCATCGTCACCATGTTCGCCCTTGTCTCCTTTATCGCCTTTATCTCCCTTTTCCCCTTTAAGTGTATGACCCTCGGGGGTAGGGCGAGTGCTGGAAGGTTTGGCTGATTGAGAGTATTGCCCCGACTGCCAAGTGTAACCGTCTTTATATATTTTCCACGCTGCGTTATATGTAGAGATTACACGATACTTACCACCGCCTCGAAGATATAATATAGGTCTGCTGCCAGAAGTTAACTGCTTGTAGCTTACAGGTGAGACAGGACACCAATCGTAATTATCCGAATATATGATTGTTTCAGCTATCGTAGTGCCCCAACCCGAAGCTTGAGTATCGACATGAAAATCTACAGAAAAGCCTGCTGAATGAGTAGACCACGATGGCTTTGTGCCGCTATTGAGATTCACTACCACCTTAATGCCTGCAAAACCATTTTGTGGCAACTGCTCTCCCACAACCGTGTACCATGTATTCTGGTCGTAGGTTGCAGCCGACAAGTCTACCCACACATCCTGCTGCCAGTAGTTCTTGCCGTCAGCACCTGGCTCACCTTGAGGGCCTTGCACGCCTTGTTCACCCTGAGGGCCTTGCGGACCGACTGCACCATCCTTGCCGTTAGAGCCGTTCTTGCCCTTATAAGCCACGCCATAAGTCGTTGTGCTCTTGCCGTCAGAATACTTCACGACGGTTCTCGACCACAGGAAGGGCTGCGCATCAGTAGCCTGCTTCACGGTCGTGCTCCATCCGCTCTGAGGCGCACTGGTGGCACTGCTGCTAATCTGATACTCCACGGTCGTGCTCACCACACTCACGCTCACACCAGCCTTGCCAGGCTTGCCGTCAGCACCATCCCTTATCGCCGCTATCGTAATCTGACCCCTCGCCAATAATGTTGCCATACACTTTCATCTTTTAGTTTACAGAAAAAATAAGGGTGAGGTGCCCTTATTTAGACACCTCACAAGTAAATGTACCTCTGCCTTTCACGTCAGCGTTAGCCACTGTGACGTAAGGCTTGTTCGAAACGTTTACTGGACTTGTCGTACCGTCCCAGTTGGTTGCAACACCGTTGGCATTGTACTTCGTCCACTTGTACGTGAAGCTTGGAGTACTGCTGTCAGCCTTAATCCCAGCACCATCCTCCACCACCTTGCCGTCCTTCCAAACACGAGCGAAAAGCTCGGTAGACTGGGCACCGTTGACAATCTTGTCGCCAGTCAGCGAGTACACCTCAATCATATATGGGTCGCTCGCATCGAAGAACGTTACGATAGCGTATGCAGTGTCAGTACCATCCTTCACCGTGCAGCGGAAAGTCTGGAAGTTAAGCACGTCATTGGCAGAAACATTCAGAGTGCTCACACCACCCGTAATGCTCACGCTGCCCGAAGACACGGCGCTCCATGTGCCGGCACTGATATTCAGCACATCCCACGTCATAGAAGTCAGAGAAGTGTCCTGCACGTTACCACGGAAGAACTTCGCCACGGCACGCAGCTTCTTCGTGTTGTTGGTCGAGTCGAACGTGTTGCCGTCGGGAGTCTCAATCTGCACCGTCTGTAGCGCACCGCCACTCTTCGCCAGCGAAATGGTCTTGTAGCCGATGCACGTAGTCGTAGCCTTAGTCTCAGGGTCAGTGTATGTACACGACCATTCGATGTTCTTCACGCTGCCGTTCTTGGCGATGTTGCTTGCGAGGTTAAGCTGGTACGACTTGCCGCTCACTGGGGTAGCAGCCACGCCATCCACCTTCCACGACCAACCAGTACAAGCTTTTGACGGAGCCTGGTCATCAGCATTGCCAGTCACGTAGACACGAGCTGTGATAACGTTAGGCTCACTTGCCGAATAGTTCGGCGTGTAAACACCCGTGTCGGGAGTGTAAATCTGAGTCTCGCCCTTAGAGCAATGAGTAAAACACTGAACGGCCTTGCCGTCATTGAGGTCAACGATAGTAATCTGACCATTAGCTAATACTTTTGCCATAATCTTATTTTTGAATTAAAGTTATATTATTTACTATTAATAGTCTTTGAGTCTGATATGTACACACGACACCCGAATTGCGCCTGCCTGCTCACGTCGTCACGTGTGATAAGACACGAACGCCCCACGCCCTCATGCAGCGTGTTCCATACAGCATCGTCTTCAGCGTCAGCCGACTGTCGCCACCATGACCACGAGCCGTTGCTGATAGTGTCGCTTATGTCTTCGCCATTGCGCAGCAGCGTAGCGTTGAGCGTCATTTTTCCTGAGCCGTTAATCATCACCGTGCCAGTGTCGCTCGTTATCATCACCTGATAAGCAACACCGTCGTCACCCTTGTCGCCCTTCTCCGCCTTCATCACCAGCTGCCAGTCGGCATTGCCCTCCTTAGGCTCAGTAGTACTGCCGTTGCTGTTAGTACACAGCCACACACCGTTGCCGTGGCTCACTTGGTCATAATAGCCGTAGCTCACGCCACTCTGCCACTCGCCTCTGTAATTGACAATGTGTATAATGTCACCCGTAGGCGACACCCATTCGAACGATGTCGATACAATCCTTGAGCCCTCGGGCGACAGCTTGAACACCTCGCAGCCCTCATGCGTGTAGCCCACAACACCCTTATACGCCACGATGCGAGGAGTGTTCGGACCAGTAGTCTCCAGTATCATGACACCCTGACGGTCACGCTCGTTAGGGTTCTGGTTGCCGTCAAGCACTATTGTGTCGCCAGCCATGGGCACGTCGCTACCCGGCTCGCAGTTGTCATTCGCTATCTCAATCCACCCGAATTTCTTGCCGTCATACAGCACATTGCCCACCTCGTCAGTCAGCGCCACATTCTCCTCGCTCACGGCAGTCACCAGTCGCCACCACGAGCGAGTCGGCTTCTGCTTGTCGGCCAGCCCAAACGTCTGGCAGCGAGCCTGGTCGCCCACACGCCACATGTTCTGCGTCGCCGTAGTGCCGTCATCGGCCAGCAGCCAGCAGCGCCAGCCCCTCACCTTGCCCGCCTCGTCATATAGCTCCTCCGCCTTGAATATCCTGCTGCCCGAACCGCTCAGGTACACATTGCCCCCGGCATACGACAGCTTCCTCACCTCCAGCTCTTGGAAAATAGCCTTGCCCCACACTTGCAAGTCGTGAATGTCAAGTCTGAACTTGCCGTCGCCACGGTCAACGATGCCGAAACCCTGCTGTGTCGCCCCGTCGTAGCCAAGCGACACGATACGTCGCAGAACAGCCTCGCCGAAGCCATCGATGCCACACCCGCCGTCGCCTATCTTCAATCCCTTGTCGAAGCCAATCACAGCCTTGGCATTGTTGTCGATGTCGTTGCGCAGGTACACACTTAGGTCGAGCTGCTTCTCCACCAGAGCCAGCAGCATCAGCAGGGCAGTGCCTATACGCTGAGCCGTATTGGCGTGAGTGCGACGCTCGTCGCGGATGCCCTCTAAGAACTGAGTAATATTATCTGTATTGACAGCCATATCATTTTATAATTGCGAAACACTCCTGTCAATCGTATTCTGACCACCCCCGAAGAGCTGCCACAAGAACGACGACACCAGTCCCTGGTAAGTCTGCCCGTAATAGGCAGCCTCGAACTCATTGAGACGGTGTAAGGAGTACATATATTTTTTACTGAACCAATCACGTTTCTGGCGGTGGTGAGGGTTCGTCTTCCAGTCCTTCAGAAACTTCAAGTCGCCACCGTTGCCACGGCTGTAGCCGTTGCCCACACCACGAGCCACGTATATGCCGTATTCTAAGAAACGGTGCTCAATAGTAGTCACCGGACCCGGATGCACCACGCCCTGCACCGAACGCGAGAGAGCACCCGTATCGTAGACCGGCGGAGCGAACTGCAGCATCTTCTCCTGCCACATCTTCACCATAAAGTCGCTCCACCCCTGCACCCATTTCGAGTGCTCAGCCTCAGACATGTTATTTAACCCACTCCGCTCTGTCATAACTGATATCAATAGGTTGCTCGTTGCGTATCATGAAGTATAGCCCCGTCACGCCGTTGTAAGAATATCGGGGCAATTCGTTAGAGTAGACGTTGTGCAGGTCGAGGAACGTCAGGCGCTCATCGCCCAGTTCGTCGCGATCGTGAAGCAGTCGGGAGTGGAACTGCCGGAACAGAGTGCGACACATATTGAGCTTAGTCTCGCGGTCTGTCATGTCATCAGCACGATAGCCAGCGAGAATGAACACCGTGTACACGTCACGACGGAAGAAGCCGACACCATTACTGAAGGTCTGCTGCGAGGTCGTGTCGTCAACCATGATGAAGTTACGATGCTTCTTGAAGCCCTGCATAACGCCATCGATGGAGTCAGGGCCAGAGCAAAGGCACGGATAGAAGCCTTGCTCAGAAGCGAGGCGGTTGTCAGCAGCCAGCTGAGTGAAGTATTCGAGAGCAGGAAAGAGGTCTTTCATAATGTGGAATGTTGAATGTTGAGTGTTGAATGTTAAGTGTTAAGTGTTGGGGTATTTGCGCCGGAACTCTTCAGCCTGCTTCGCCTTGGCGTCAAGCTCCGTCAGAGCACGCCAGCAGTCTACAGCCTTCACAGCAGCCTCCTTTGTCACGTCGCCGTCGGTCAGAGCACGCAGCTGTACGTTGATGCTCTCTATCACCGAGAGGTCAGAAATATCATCGTCGCCTTTTGACTTGCGAAACAGGTGAGGGAAAGCGTAGGACATGACATATTTCACGTGCCCGAACCACGCCAGCACACCCACACGCTCAGCAGCAGTCAGTGTCCACTCCGCAGGACGCGAGCCGTCAGGCCGGCGGTAGAGGAACGAGGCGAGAATGTCTATCTGGTCCTCGTCACGGGTCGTCAAGTATCGCTGATACCTCTGCTCCATACACAGATACTCGTGAAAGCTCACTATGCGCCCCGTCTCAGCATCCTCTTGAAGCAGAGCGTTGACAGCCTTAAGACCCTGCACAACCTCCAACCGATTGTCCATCGTCTCCAAGCTGTCAACAAACTGCAGCTGCCCTATGAATGAATGTATCTGCCACGGCTTCAGATAAAACACCCTCCCGCCCTTCGAGCACTTCCACCCCCAGCGGTTTTTCTCGATTAAATATATACCCGCAAATCTGATAAACATGTAGGTTTTTACAACCACCGGGTCGGCGAAAGTAGCCAGAAGAAACAGCACGTAGCGCAGCTGCTCTTGAGTCAGTTCACGCCACGAAGTAGGACAGCTTAATTCCATAATGTTGAATGTTGAGTGTTGAATGTTGAATGTTTAGCCGTTAAAGAGAAAAGCCGTCGACTCCTTCTTGTTGCCGAACGTCTCCACGTGAGCAGCCTTGTACGCATCGCTCCCGTGATACAGCGCATACACCTCGCCGTTGCCCTCTATCTCACGCTCCATACGGCGCCACAGAGCCGTGCCCCGCACGTCCTCGCTGCTCGCAGCGGCACGGTCTGTCAAGTCGCACGTCAGCTGCAGCGCAGTCGTATAAGCCGTCAGCCGGTCGTGGTCGTCACGGCGGTAAGCGTCGAGCAAGTCGTCTGTCTGCTCGTCGCCGAAGCGCACACGCAGCAGTTCGTCTGTGCGCTGGATAACCGGCTGCATGTTCTGCCAGTCTTTATACGAGTAAGCCCCCGAGCTCGCCGACGCAAAGAAGAAGTAATGATCAGTATAAGCATAGCGTATCGCACGCACAGCCTTCGCCGTGCAGCCCCACTCATTAGAGCGCAGCAGATGCACCGTCATGGCACGCGCCCGGCACAGAGCCGTGCGCAGCTGTGCCTCAAGCGCATCGACACGCTGCTTGCTCGCAGGCGACACCGTGTCGTTGCTCACTATGCCGAAGCCCGTAGGCGTCAGCACCAGGTCCAGCTGGCGCAGCACCGAGAGGAAGCCGTCTATGCACACCATCATCTTAAAGTAACGCTTTAAGGCAGTGCTCTCCTCAGCAGCCATAACCTGCTGAATGCCAACATCGCCAAGCAGTGAAATGCAGTAATTGTCGAGCGCCGTATCGATAGCAGGCTTCACCGACTCATACACCTCGTCATGAGCACTCATGCCCACCGGCAGCGACCACTCAAAGTCTTGTTTCTCAATTACAATCATAAGCTTTCAGTATTGGATTCTTCACTCTTCACTCTTCACTCTTTCGCCCGACACCTTCTTCGCATCTTTGTTCTCGTCGAGCGTAGTCAGCATCAGCATCGGCACGTCTACCGTAGCCCGCTCGTCCCACTCGTTGTAGTGCAGTATCACATGGTATGGCTTGCACATCACGTCGTGCCAAGGCTTCTCCAGAGCCTGCTTCAGCGTGAAGAGCTCGCGCTTGTCGCTGCCCGAGTTGTTCATCTGGCTCTTGCCAGGAGTAGCCCCCACAAGGTTCGGGTGCACCCCGTGCGCAAAGCACAGAGCGTTTGAAGCCTCGCTCATGTCGTCGCTCCAGTTGCCGCCCTCCTTCTTGCCGGCATCGTTCAGGGGCACTATGCGCACCATGCGGTTCTCCTTGCCGTTAGGGTCTACGTAGTAGCCGCTTATCATAGCCTTGCCGGCATTCTCTATGCCCGTCACGAAGTCTATGATGTTCTGCTTCTCTTGCTCCTTACGCTCACGTCGCTTGCGCTCGTCGCTTATGCACTCGTTGTCACACACATTGTCCCAGTAGTCGTCGTGCACCTCAATCTGCACCCTCGGAGCCGACGTGTTCTTTATCATGTAGCGCTTGCCTATACCTATCAGACGATATATGTCAAACCACGCATCTCTGAATATCGACGAGTAGTAGGGCAGCGGATACACCTGGCAGCCCGGAGTCGCCATACGGCTCACGATAGCAAACTTGCGGCACTTCGTAGCCTTCAGCTTCAGCCCCGTAGCAGGGTCTGGCTCCAGCCCCATGCGCACACGCAGGTCGCCCAGAGGGTCCCAGTAGTCAAGCAGCTCGATGCACTCTATGTTCTGCTCGTCGAAGAAGCCCAGTCGCCAGTCGCCGTAGAACACATGCTCAGCATGCCCCGACCGAGTGCTACCACCATACTCAAAGCGGCAGTACGCAGCATCCTTGTTGCGCACCTTCACAATCCTGCTGCCGTCGCGCGAGAGTATTATCACAGTCACCGAGAACGAGTAGAACTTAATGTCAGTAGCCTGCTCCAGGAACACCTCCTGCAGCGAGTTGCGCAGGCAGAAGTCGAGAATCTCCTTGTCGCTGACATCACTCTTGGTCTTGCGGTCTACGAAGCGCAGGCCCTGCCCGTAGCACGAAGTGACGTTAAACTGCTGGCACTGGGCAGTCACCATATTGCTCATAATCTCTTTGCGCACACGGTAGGGCAGCTGGTCGTCGCCGCCCCATTGCACATATTTGTATGCACGGCCACCCACCTTGATGTCGCGGATGCCCTGCGCCCCCGGCACATCCTCGTCGTCGAACACCTCGCACGAGTCGCCGCCATACTCCGAGTTCACCGAAGCTGCAGCACTCGAAGCCCCGAAGCCCGACGGCACGATATGGTAGCGGCGGAAGCCGTCAGCATCAGGCCCGGCCGAAGTAGCCTGCAGAGTAGTATTAGTTTTAGTCATAAGAACACACGTTTATTGTTAATGAAGAAGATGAAAATCTGAGGCAGCGTGCGTAGCTCACGGTTCTTAGGGTTGCGCAGCCTTATGTAGCCGCCACGCCAGTTCACGTGATGCACCAGCCACCCCTTATAGTGCAGCACCTTGCCCGTGCCCCCCTCCCACGCCGCCACGTCTACGAGCGTGCGGTGTTGGTAAGCCTGGTCGAGCAGGCGCAGCATGTCGCTGAAATGAATAGCGCCCATGGGGAATGTTGATTTTTGAATGTTGAATGTTGAATGTTGAATGGTTGCGCGATGCGCAATGTTGAGTGTCGAATGTTGAGTTTTGAATTCTTCATTGAGTAATTCAAAATGCGCACAGCGCACAACTCAACATTCAACATTCCACATTCAACACTCAGTTGAAAGTGTTGTCGAATGTGTTGTCAAAGATACGGCCCGAGCGCAGCACGTCAACGACGTTGTGGTTGCGCTGCGCATACTGGTACGTGAAGGTGAAGCGGGGCAGCTCGTCGTCGTCGTTGCTGTATTCCGACTTCGAGTCTGTTATCGTCACCTCCTTGCCCACGTTAGGATGCCCGTCTTTGAAGTTCACCACGTGCACCTCTTGCGAGCGCAGCAGCTCGTCGGCCCAGTTGGCCATCGCGAACGTCATGATGCCCGTGTCGGCCTTGAACTGCCGGGTCTCCACGATGTTGTAGTTGCGGTTGTAGCGGCCTATGTAGCCGCTGTCGCGCTTGTATGTCGGAGTCACCGTATGCGTACCCGTGCAGTACAGCAGCTCCTCGACACCGAACGAGTTCACGAATACCAGAACCGGGGCGCAGTCGGGCTCGTCAAAGTCGATTGCGAACCGGAAGCTGCGCGCCCCGGCCTGGACATCATAACATACCAGAACCTTGTCGTCAGCCACGAACTTGTCGGCCGATACGTCTATAGTAGTATACTTGTCATTGCCAGCCACCACCTCAGCATCAAATGTCTTCTGCGAGCCGTCGTCATACTCTGCCGTCACCTTAGCCGCCTCCGTGCCGATATAGTGCAGGTATTCCAGACGGTTCAGCGCCGTCACCTTCTCGCCCTCAAGCAGCGTCAGGAAGCGCTTCGCCATAAAGTCGGCGGCACTCATGCCTATGTCGGCAGCGCTATATATTATGTCGGCGCTGATCGTCTTCGTGTCAGCAGACTCCGAGTCTACCGTCTGCTCCACTATCTTTATGCCAAGCGCTATCTTAAGGCTACGCCGGGCGTAAGGCCCCAGCAGGCAGTCCAGTTCGCTGAGCTGTATCTTACCCCCTACGGGATACAGACGCTCGTTATATATCTCCTCGCCGTCTACCGTCATCACCACGGCAGCACGAAAACCACCTATCGAGAACTCAACATCAGGGATGTTGGCCGAAAAGCACGTAGCAGGAATTGATTGAGTGACTGTTATCATTGTCTTTGTCTTTTTATTACACCACAAAGATAACGAAGAATGCCCGAACCTAAGAATACAAAAAAGCGGCGTGCCCTATTCGCATAGAACACGCCGCCAGACAATGTAAAAAAATGTACTATATGATATTACAATAATTGCAAGCTACTTTAACAGACCCTTGAAAGCCTTTTGTATGCCTGCACGTTTAACGTCATCAGAAGGATGACAATAAGTGTCCATCGTAATCTCAACACCGGCATGCCCGAGTATTGAGGACACTGTTTTCACATCGACACCTTTCTCTATCATCTGGGTAGCAAAGGTATGTCTCAAACAATGGAAATTCAAATACGGAACTTTAGCCGCCTTGAGCATCTTCATATACCACATACGCAGCGTCCTTGGACTGGTTGGCTTATCAGTCAGCGTAGCTATAAAATATTCACCTGGGTATATTTTTGCATAAGCCTGAAGTATTTTGCGCAGCTTAGGTATCAACGGAATAAAGCGGTCTGAAGTAGCACTTTTCGGAGATTGCAGGCAGCGAGACATTACATATTCCTCGTCTGGACGGAGAAGCTTTTGGACTTCCTTGGTCACAGAAACACATGTGCGCTGTATGTGCATCAAGCCCTCGTCAATATCAATGTCAGAAAACTTCAGACCACACACTTCGCCTATTCTTAGACCCGTGAACATCGCCACAACAACGGCAAGCCCACCCGGGCTTGGATTACCCTCGAATACCCTTATTATCCGCTCATACTCATCCACTGAGAATCTTTTCACACGTGGACGTGTAGCACCCTTTATACGTGAATTAGATACATTCTTTATCCTCCAGTCGATAGAAGGTAGATTGTCTATACATAGTTTTTTGTCAGCATAGCGCATCACCATCCTATAAACCATTAGCAAGTCACCCATGTAATTACTGCTCATGCCGGAATCACGTAGCCTATCGAAAATAGCCCTCATTGTGTCCTCGTCAAGAGCGCGGATGTCAGTATCATCAGCGATAAAACGAGAAAAAGTCTTGCGATCATTAAGGTAAGCGGCGACTGTTGTCTGTTTCACCTCTGCCTTATGCTCATCAAGCCATCTGTCATAAACCTCAAAAAAAGTCATATCTTGACCACCCCCTTTCATTTACATTGTTCAACAATAATATCGCCCGCCTCTGCCTTCACAACATCGCTAAACCCGAGAGCATCGTCACTCCGGTTTAGTAAAATATAGCGGGCCTTGACGGTACCCTCAAGAACGTCGCCATGGTAGACATACCCCATTATCCCACGTATGCTTAGGTTTAGAAGCAGCAAAGGAATGGCACGGTCGGACAACTCCCATACACTAATCATGTGCTGTGAAGGATAATAGTCCCACGGTATGGCACGTCTGCATTGCTCCCACCATGCGCTTATTATAAGCCCCCCGGTGCCGGCTGTAGGCTCATGTATAGTACCCACGGTAGGTAATGCAATCTTTGCCACAATCTCGGACACCTCCACTGGAGTGAAGTCTTGCTTCTGCTTCTTGCGTTGCGCGAACTCCTCTTCATACAGCTGTCTGAACCAGTCGAAGCTCATGTCGTAGCGATTGACAGAGAGCAGCTCTCTGTATACAGCATCGCGCCGCTCTCTGTCGCCCATGACGATATTCATAGCAGCCTGCGGAAGATCTATAATGTCTTCTACGTTGAATATTCTGCAACAATCGTCTTTGTTCATAATAATCTCAATTAACCCATATAATTCATGTCGCGCCAAATCTCCCAACGTAGCGAGCCGTCGGCAGCAGTCTTCAGCCGATAGCCCCTGCGCCGCATATATATCACGATCGTGTGCAGGTCTACCGGCATGATGCTGTCGAGCTCGGTAGCAATGTCGTCGGTAGTCTTATACTCCGGCGTGAGCGGCTGCCCTATCTCGCTGTTGCCAGGATCGGCAGAGCGGGATGCGAAATAAGCGTCGAGCAGCTCAAAAGTGAACTCTTCAATCTCTTGGGTCTGGTCTTTGGTCTTGTTCTTGTCTTCTTCTGTCATCACAGTGCGTTTTTAAGTTGTTGAAGTTGTCTACAAAGCTCATCGACATTCTGCGCCATGTGCGCAAGGTCGCGCGCCTCAGGCAGCGAAGCTTCTATCGTGTCGTTGAGCAGATGGGTCACCACGTCGTGCAGCAGCTCGATTTTCTGCTCCAGAGACTCCTTGTCATTTAACCCTGCAGGGATATTCTCAATTGCAATCATTTTTCACCTCCTTTGTTAAGCATTAGACCTATACAAGCAATACCATATAATATAGAGAGTTGGTGACCGCGTTTTGCGCGTCGGCGATAGCTCATGCCTTTAATACGATCTCTCGGTGTCACCTTAGACTCGACTTTACACTCATACTTTCTCTCTGCCATCTTCTTATACATGCGATATACACGATGCATACCATGCTTCACATTCATTGCTCACCTCCTTTCTTGTCCTCCAAAGTGCTGTTATATACATCTGCCCAGCCTATGCGGTCGCCGAAGAACGGCGTGGCAAACAGATGCGTGTCCGGGTTGTCGTTGCGCACGAATATACCCTGCACGGGTATAAAGCTGATGGTGGCAAATCTGCCAATCTCGTCGAAGGCAATGTTGTTGTAGAGAATGAACTCATGCGCCACGTTCTTGGAGTCTTCGCAGCCCGGACTCATGGTTCTCGTCAGCTTCTCGATGGCGGAATAGTTGCCCGAGTGGCTTAATCTGGCTTCGAGTCTGTACAGCACCGTCTCGATGTCAGCCCTCAGTCTGTCGCCGTCGCATGTAGGGAACATGAGGCCGTTTAGGGCGCTGTTAAGCATATTGACCACCTGCTCCTCAAAACGAGTCTCAGTCTTACGGTCAGTCTTCACCACAACCATCGACATCTCGTCTATGTGTCGCTCCGTATAGTCGAAGTTGTCAGTATTCTTAGCCTTGCCGTTGTTCATGCCTCACCTCCTTTCTCCTCAGGATGCTCCACATTGAGCTTATACACGTTGTAACCCGCCAGGGCTACACACAGAGCCGTCACGAGCAGGCTCACGCCACTCAGCGCAGCCCCCACCGTCATGAGGCCGAAAGCCCCGTACACGCGAAGCCCCTCAAGCCTTGTCACCTCCATGCCGAACATATTTGTCATTACTTTGCTCTTTGCGTTGAGCCAAGCCTCGATCGAAGCCTTGCCGATGCCCAACGGGCGCAACTGAGCCGTGCGCTGGATTGATGCAGTTGTTTGCATAATTTTGGTAAGTTCTAGCCTTTTTGCCCGAATCCGTCGGGTGCGGTCTGACGTAGGGGTACGAAAAAAGCGGCTCGCACTTCCTCGTCTGCTAGAACTTACCGATGCTTCCGCCGAAACTAAGGGCTAAAAACACGTGGAAGGCGAACCGCCGTATATCATTTACTTCTCCACATTATTATGCGGAGAGTCCGCATAATCTAAGGGCGAGCCTCAGGAATGCGGCAGATGTATGGGCAAAAAAATAAGCCCACAACATCAAAAAATTGTTGGTCGGGCTTGAACATATATCCTCGCCCTTAGATTATGCGGAGAGTCCGCATCAATAAATTCTAGCGATGGCAAAGGTAGGCAATAAGATTGAAACGGGCAAGCGTTTCGGCGATTTTTTTTGAAAAAAGTGCCGGCAAGGAATCAAAAGGAATCAAAAGGAATGATTCAAGGAATTTTCAAGGAATGTCTTGGCCATGTCTTGGACAAATCTTGGACACACCCCCGACGCCTTCGGGATGCGTTCGGGACGGCTATAGAAAAAATATGGCACAACGCCAAAGAAAAAAGTAGATTGTTTTGCCCGGAAATTAGATTTCTTCACCCGAAAACGAGGCTCTCAATCTACTTTTTGGTATATTTGCAGAAAAACGCATTATTATATGAAAACAGAACAAGACATCAGAGACCTGCAGCGCAGATTAAGACGACTGGAGCAGTCTCACAACAAATGGACAGCAATCGTCACATTAATATCCGTAACATTGGCATTCTGGGCCATATCGGCCACATACACACACCACAAGCTATGGCAGCAGATTGAAGCCCGTAGCAATATGGTCGAAAATATCAAGTAGACCGGCAATCGTGGCAATGATGCCGGCAGTCACAGCCAACAGCCATTTTACCCTCTGCCAAATCCTGCGACGGCGCTCCTTGCGTCTACGCTTCATAATATCCTTATAATGCCTACGTCTCTCGTCGTCAGACATAGGATAAGCAACATCGTATATACTATCTGTAGGTATAAACATTTTATGCTTGTGGTCTAATAACCCCATAATCTTATAAATCTAAAAGCCCCCGATGCTTTCGCATCGAGGGCAAGTGTCAAAAAAATAAGTCATTACAACTTGTCAGCCGTCATTCTCAGACGGTTTGCTATATCCACGAGCGCACCCTTCAGACGCTCGCGGTCAATGTCGCTGAAGTCGTCGGGCTTGCCGTTGTTACGTCCGCTGAACTTATGATAAAGCCAGCTGCGCGATTTACCGAAATAGTTCTGTGCGAGATACGCCCAATTAATGTCCTCGTACACATCATTGAGCACCTGGCGCACTGTTGTCTGCTGATTTACGATTGCATATTCCATATTTATATCTTTTTTATGCCCTCCCCCGAAAGGGAGGGCTTTTGGTTATTCATTCTCCATAAGCTCGTAGACCAAATCCATAATGTAGAATTCAAGTTCTCGTGCTCCGTTAGGGTAGGCTTTTCTGTAATTCCTGATAGCCTCAATCAGTTCTTTTTCTTTTTCTGTGTACTTCATAACTTATTTAATTTGACAATGCAAAGATAATCATCTTTTGGATATTACGCAAGCTTTTTAATATAAAAATCATCAAAAGATTATTATTTAACAATCAAAAAAGCCCCCGATGCGTCACGCACCGAGGGCTCAACGAGTTCTTTTAATCGTGAAACGTTGCGAAGTCAGAACTTGCAGCGGTCATAGTGCCGCATGGTCGGGCGGCGGTGTTGAATATATTAAACAGTGACCATTTCAATATCCTTGGCAAGCCGGCGCAGACCCGACTTTATTTTCTCCACCTGCTGAGGGCGCGGCTTCGATATGCCGCTCGCATAGTGTGAAAGCTGCTTCTGGTTGATGCCCGTTATCGCCTGAAGGGCGGAAAACGAGAATATGCCACGATAGTAGTCGAGCAACGTAGCAACATCAAAATCGTAGACGAGCCTATACTCACCGTCGAACACCTCCGGGTATGCATCACCGTCTTTACGTCTGCCTTCGAGCCAGAAGTCAACGCTCTCCTGGACATACCCCTTAAAGCCCTCAAGGTCGCCGTCGTAGGCAACGACCCAACCTGGCAGTAAGTCGCAAGCACAACAGTAGCCGTCAGCAGTACGGGCAGCTTTAATCACAACATCGCTCATAATATATATATTTTATATGTTAGCCTTAAAATAGGTGGCAGCCACGACCGCCACCTTTCTTTGTCGAATATCCAACAAGCGTCTGCTTCGAATGTAGGGGAGGGGCGGAGCTTCAGCTCCACCCCAGTTTGTCAGAACCTAAGCCCCGACTGCCGTTCAATACTACTGAGGAGCCATCCGCATATAGATGTTGAAGGCTTGCCGTTGACAGTCACAACACCCTTTTTGGTAGGATGTTTGAACTCTCTGTGGTCTCCGCTGTAACGGTCTAAGTACCAACCGTCATCAGTCAAGATTCTCAGAATCTTAGAAACTTTTACATTTTTCATAGATCGCTTGTTTAATAATTCAACACTGCAAAGGTAGTAATTTTACTACGAACTACCAAACAAAACAATAACTATTTTACTACGAAATACAAAAAAGCCCCCGATGCTTTCGCACCAGAGGCTCCTCGATTTGAATAATGTATTAATCTTATGG